CGCTTTAGGTGAACGGCGTCAGGACGTCCAGAACGTTCCAGATGTTTCGCGTCGAAGAAAGGTTCTTCTCCTTGCTTGAGAAACACCTTGAGCAAGGCATCAGAGCCTTCCAGATGTGAATCCGGAGGCACCGACCTCTCTACCCATCCTCTGACGAGGGGTGAATGGAGAGTCGGATGCAGTTTCTGAGTTTCGAAACCCAGAAACGACACCCGGCCGAGCACGGGAGAAGTTGACAGCACAACGGGAAACTCAATGAGCTTCTCAATGTAACTGTCAAGTTTTCTCACAGTTTGCCAATAACCACGCTGATAAAGCTGGTTTCTTAGCGAAACAAGTGAGATAACCTTCTCCGGATCGTCCCTCCGTGAGGAAGGAAATTCTCTACGTACACGAGTGATAGAAACATCCTCGCCATCGTAGAATTCTTTCCCACAAGACTCTCTGAAGTTACCACTCCAGAAGGACTTGCTCACGTTGACCTTGAGTCCAAAAGACTCAAGCTCAGTGATCACGGAAGTGACAAATCTACGGGGACGATAATATCGTCTCCGTAGACACGCACCTGGTCAGACAAGGACTTAATGTCCTTGAATGACAAAGGACGGTTAAGCTCTTTCTCTACCGCTAGAAAGATAATGGTCGTAAAGACCATAGCTTCAAACGGGAAAGTTAGAGCTGAACCCATAGATGCGAACTTGGCCAAGGTATGAATACCATGACCAGGCACATCAGCCTTCGTGCTACGACAAGCTTGAACACCCTCACGTAAGTGAGGATGTCTCGACGTTAGTAGCAGTACGTGCTGATTCGAGACGCGATCGGATGCTTCGCTCAAGTCGAGCGTAGCAAGTCCTTTACATCCATTTCTGTGATGTAAGGAACCCTTCCGAGCAAGAAGCTGGTTTGGCTCCTGAGCTCGAAAACCGACAATCTTCGAGAGTGTTTTGCTCTTCTCGATAGATCTCGTAATCGAAGCCAAAATACCTTGCTGCACATATTGCATGCAGGTTGGTTCAATGGCGATGATACGAGGCGTCTTGAGCGTCTTAGGTACAGTAATGACCTTAACAGGTCGTTCCTGCCCGGGTTCGAGGATGTTAACACGTTTGGCATCGAAATGACGCCAGTTTGGAAAAAGATATTCCCCATGCGGGAAGTATCCTTCCAACCGGGTAGTCCATTCAGTCTGAGAAAACTTCCTGTTTCCAGTAAGTTTATCAGCTGTGGCGCCCGGTCCGTGCTTTGGGATAGTTCTGGAATAGTAGATGTCTTCATCCACATTCTGAAGAACTTCACCCCAAAGGAGTGTTGACATACGTACAAAACTGGATCTTCGATCCAAGTCGAGTCGCGTATCAGCATCCTTAACATCCTGCTCACATTGGATATATCCATCTAAAGCCGCCTTAATTCGTTTAGGGGTGCATGGTAATGCAACCTTACCACACATCAGAGTAATCTGACGTATGGCACGAATGGCGTCAATGGATGGATTGTCCAATAACAGTCCATCTCGCGAATCGAAAACGAGATTGAGGAAACCTGACAAAAATGCCGGGAAACCTCCTCTTCTTCTCCTTTTGGAAAAGGATTGGAAGAGTTGAGAATCTACGTAGCCAAGTTCAAGACTTCTTTCGAAGTCTTTACAAAAGCTAGGTAAGGTAATAGTGAGAAAACTATTACCCTCGTTCGCGACCCGCCCTATGACGGTTTTGCTATCATAGGTGGTGCTAATGCCACACCATATCCCGGATTC